GCGCACGTAGTTGTGCACGAGCTCGCCGACCTGGTCGACGAAGCCGTCGGTGTCGCCGTCCAGCGCCTTCTTGAGCTGGTAGCGCACGGCCCTCTCGACCTTCGGCGAGTTGTCGCCCCGCCACATCTCGGCGCGCGGGAAGTCCATGCCCATACATGCGTCGTAGAGATCGCAGGCGATCGAGGACGCATACTCCCCGTACTCCGCCACGATCTCCTGGCACATCCTCGTGACCACGCTGCGCAGGTCGGCCACGTCCCATTCCGGATTGGCCTTGAGCCACTTCCTGACGCGCGACTTGGCGCGGTTCGTGGCGTTGCGCTGGGCGCGGAGCATCCAGGTCTGGTAGACCTCCAGCTCGGCAGCGTTATACGTTGTCATCTTCCTCGTCCACCATCATCAGCCTGTCCACCATTTCGGTGGCGCGGCCACGTCTTTCCTCGGCCTCCATCTCGTAGATGGAGTCCTCGTCGAAGCCGCACATGCGGGCGCACGTCCTCGTGTTCCCGAAGCCGTCGCGGACGGCGGCGAACTTCACGGCGAAGTCGGCCATCGCCGCGCGGCTGTTCAGCATCGGCTCGGCGTACATCGCGCGGATGTCGCGCTCGGCTGCACCGAGGCCGTCCAGTGTCGTGTTGCGCGCGACCGCAGCCGCGCACCTGAGCATGGCGCGGAGCGACTCGCGGTCCGCCTGGATGTCGTTCTCGGCGATCAGGCAGATGTCCTCGCGGCTCGCCTGGATCGCCTCGGCGCTCGACGGGTTGTCCTGGACGATGCCCAGCGAGTTGAGCGGAGTGCCGGTTGCGCCCGAGAGCTGCGCGCCAAGCATGTTGAGCTGCGTGCGGTAGACCTCCGGGCTGTTCGCGGTGAGCCGCTGCAACGTCGGCGTGCCTCCGTCGTCGTTGGTCGTCGCCAGAAGAAGGGAGTCGAGGTACGCCTTCTGCTTGTTCGAGAGCATCGCGTCGAACTGGTCGTCGGAGAGCCCCAGGATTGCGTCCTTCGGCATCGCGTAGAGCGCGGCCGACACCTCGGCGTCCCATAGCACGCGTACGGCGCTCTGCGTGAGCCCCTGCACGAACCTGGTGATGCGCGACTTGCCGAACGGCTTCTCGCCCGTGCGCTTGTGGACGAACGAGAACATCATCGGAGCGCCCGCGCTTCGCGTTGCGTAGTCCACCTTCCAGCGCGCCCCGTCGTGCACCAGCACGGTCGTGGCATCGCGCTCGTAGAGGTTGACCGCCACGGGCCTGCGCTTATCGTCCAACGGGCTGCGCTTCCCCCACCTTGCGATGGCGAACCCTGCGCCGATGCCGCCGTAGGCCATGTCGTCGGGCGGCGTGGCCACTGCGGTCTTGGCCGAGTGGAACCTGATAAGCGGCGGCTGCTTCCAGCCGCGTGCCCCGACCGTGGCGAACATTACGCCGTGCTTCAGTTTCGACAGCAGGAAGCCGTCGTACTGACCGACGAGGTTGTTCGCGTCCACGATCGCCGCCGCGAGGCCGTCTTCGGTGCCGTCCGTCACGGCGCGCAGCCTGATGCGGTCTGCCAGCGCGTCCACGACCTTCTCGGGCCAGTAGCACGCGATGGCGCTGCGCGCCTGCTTGAAGTCGCTGCGCTCGACGGTCAACCCGAGCTCGGGGACGCTGACCTTGCCATCGTAGTAGGAGTCGAGTACGGCGTTCCTGCTGGAAACGTGGCCGTACACGTTGGAAAGCTCGGCGACGGTCTCGCGCTGGGCGTCCGATAGCCCCTGCGCGTCCTTGAGCGAGTCCAGCTCGTAGCTAATCATCCTATCCTGGCCTTCCTTCCGGGCTTGTACTTCGCGTTCTTCGCCGCCCACAGCGCGCAGGCGGCTGATTCTATGGCGGTCGATGCCTCGCCGCCGATGCACCAGGCGTCACGGCCCACCTTGCGGCGCGTTGCTGCTTTCGCCTGGTCGTCGAGTTCCTTCTGGCCGTAGTGCGTCACGGCCCTGCTGCGCACGCCGTCAACCATCATCGAAGCCGCGGCTATCGCGTCCGCGGTGCGCATGACGTGCAGCTGCCTGTCTCGGTAGTTCTCCAGCCTGCTGGTCAGCGCGTCGGCGTTGCGTCCGTCGACCGCGAGCATCGCGCACTTGTCCGCGCGCGCGTCGAGCCATTCCGCGAGCCAGCCGAAGCCGTTCCGCGCGTCCTGGTAGTCGACGAGCTCGAAGTGCGGCACATCTCCACGCCAGCATGCCGACAGAGCCGCCTCGGAGCCGTCCGGCGACAGCTTCACGCCGTAGCAGACGTCGCCTGTCGGCTCGTCGTCGGTGGCGCATGCGTCCCAGGCGCGCGGGTCGAACACGTAGTCCTGCCTGCCGGCGGTCGGCGACCACCAGCCCAGGCGCTCGCGGGCGAACCCGTCGCGCGTCATCGTGTCGTGCTCGTTGCGCACGGTCCTCTCGGACATGCGCCTGCCCATCGCGGGATTGCACGCGTACCAGAGGTCCACGTCGTCTATGTCGACGTCGTCGAGCGATTCGCCGGTTGCTCCCCACTCGAGCCACCACGTGTCGGCCTCGCCAGCGTGCGCCTTGTCGTGCATCTCGCGGAACACCGTGCCGTTGCACTCCGGTCCTGGAACGGTGCCGATGTAGATCATCTGCGGGTCGGACTCGCCCTCGTCTATCTCGCCGGCGGCCGATGCGGTCGGGAGCAGCGCGTCCTGTTGCACGGACGTCATCTCCTGCGCCTCGTCCACGACGATCACGCGGTACGTTCCGCCGCGGGCGCCGGAGTTGGTCCGCGTCTGGAACTCGATGTACGTGCCGTCGACGAGGTAGATGCCCTCGTAGCCGCCGGCCTTGTAGACGTAGTCGAGCTCGTCCTTGAAGTCCTGGTGCGTCTCGATGAAGTCGCACATCTCCTTGAACATCTTGCGGACCGTCCCGCCGCGGTGCGCGGTGTAGAGCACGTTCATGTGCTCGATGAACGCCATCCACAGCGCGTAATCGCGCGCCGCGAAGCTCTTGCCGTTCTGGCGCGGCTTCGTGACGCCGACCGTGAGCGATGCTATCGAGTCGTCGCAGTTCCTCGCGAAGAACACGTCCATCTCGTGCTTCTGGCTGCCGTAGTAGCGGCGCCCGTACTCCTCGAACATCTCCACGGCGTCGCCGCCGCGCGTGTAGTCGTAGTCGCCGACGTGCTCGAAGGTGGGGACCTGGCTTCCCAGCCTACGTTCCATTCCGCCTCGCCTTCGCGAGCGGGCTGTCCTTCTTCTGCTTCGGGAGCGAGTCGATCTCGTTCATCACTTCCATGAGGCGCTTGGACAGCGCGGCGACGTCTCGCCCGCTCTCGCAGTCCTGGATGCTCGCCGCGATCTTGTCGCGCAGGGCCTCCAGGGTGTCGCGCTTGCTGCCGCTCTTGGCGGCGCTCACCAGGTCGGCCACGTGCAGCCCTCCTTTTTTACCGTGGAAAAAACAACCGCGGGGCTGTGGAAAAGCCCCCCTGCCTGAAAAGGCTCAATGCGCGGGGGCGCGCCATGGCGGCACGGGCGGGGCCTCTCCCCACCCCGATGCGCCTTCGTCAGACCGCCCTGCTCGGCTTGCTCGGCGGAGCAGGACGCTTCTCGGGCGAAGGCTTCGCCTTCCACCGTTTCTCCCAGGGCATGGCGGCTTGCCTCTGCTCGTTGCAGATCCTGTGAGAGCTGCGTCCGTTGGCGGGGTCGTGGATGCATGCCTTCTGCGAAGCGTAGCCGAACTCCCTCCACCTGGATGCAGGGTAGAAGTGGTCGTACTCGAACGACAGGGGGTGGGGTGTTTTCAGGTCGTACCTTATCGACCCCCCGCATATCCAGCACGGAAGACCGAGCGAACGCTGCCTCGCGACGAGCTTGCGGTAAGCCCGCCCCGTACTCTCGCGCTTGCTCACCCGTCCTCCTATCGCCTGGCACCGCCTGGTCGAACACGGGACCGCTCCTTCGGCGTGGTGGTAGAATCGACATGCCCCCTATCGGAAGGAACAAGCCATGAGGTTATTCGGCGTACCGCTCTTCATCGCGGCCCCCGCGATACTCGTCACGGTGCTCGTCGTGTGCGGCATAATCGCGCTCGTGAAGTACATAGCCAAGAAGTAGGCTCAAAGCCTCACCCCGTGCATCTGCGCCATGAGCTTGCGTGCGCCCTTGTACCTGTCGCGCTTGGAGGACGAGCGGCCGCGCTCGCGCTTGGGGCGCTCCACTCCCAGGGCCCGCAGCATCGCGTCGGCGATCTGCGTCTCGTAGCGCAAGGCTATGCGCGCCATCTGGTCGCGGGTCATGTCGTTCCTCCGGGCATAAGAAAAGCCGCCCAGGAGGACGGCTCTATCATCTTTCTTTGCACACTACATCATACGCGAGAAGGAGGTAAGGATTGGTAAGGACTTTACGAGTACCTGGAGACCAGGCCGAGCTTGCGCACGTGCTTCGCCGCATGGACTATCGCGATCTCGGACTTCTCCTTGCCGTAGTCCCTGACGTAGCCGCAACGCTGCGCCGCCTCTCCCTGGGTCATGCCCTGCATGAAGTGGTAGCGCAGGAACGCGCCGTTGTCGTCGCACTCGTCCTCCATCGACTCGACCACCCTCTCGCAGTCGGTCTGGATCCTCCTGTACTCGTCGCGCTTTGCGTGGAGCCTCTCGAGCAGGTCGACGTGCTCGACCATGAAACGCTCCACGCCGTTCTCGTTGCCGCTGGACCTCGGCATGCCGTCGAGCGGCTTGCTCCCGAGCATGTCTACGCTGTCCGAGATCTGCGCGATTATCGACGGCAGCGACTTGCGGACCATCTGCGCTGACCTGAAGAGGTTGCTCGCTGCGTTGTAGGCTTCCGCGTCGAACTCGACCATGTGTCTCCTATCTCCCTAGGCATGAATCGCACGTGCGCTGGTGCGGATAGCGCGGCGTGAACTCGTTGCCGCACTTCTTGCAGTAGCGCGGGTGGCACTGCTTGACGTACACAGCCCTCTTGAGCACGGCGAGCGCGATGCACGCCTCGAGCGACTCTCGGTCGTTGTACGCCCAGCCCTCGTGCGCTATGACTCCCCACAAGCCGCGCGGCACCGCGACCAGGTTGTCCGGGTCGAAGTTGGTCTTGTCGTGGTCTGCGAACACGACGTTGCAGCCGCTCGGTATGGACCCATGTGCTTGCTCGTAGACCAGGTGGTGCTTCGGCTTCCAGTTGTCGTGCGCCGACTTCGGGTTCGTCTTGCGTTCGGCGATCTTGACGTACAGGTACCCGTCCTTTGAGTCGATGCGCACTGTCCCGATCGGCTTGTCGATCGCGTTGCTCGGCATGATGCCCTTCTTGAAGCGCGTCGCCTTGCCGGCTTCCATGAACTTCCTGCGGTGCTCCTCGGACGTGAACCCGCCGTCTCCCTTCTGGAATCGGCCGCCATGGGTCCCCGACTTGACGCCGAACCGCGTCTTGGAGTTCCCGATCTGCCCCTCGCTGAGCGGCTCGCCGTAGAGCCTCTCGTGCTCCGCGCTGATCTCCTGCTCGGTGTGCCCTGGCACGTAGGACCGGAACCACTCGATCTTGTCCTGCGTCCATATCCACGGCTTGTTCCGTACGAAGTCGTCCGCCTTGTGCAGGCTCAGCACCTTGGCGCGGCTGTTGACGGCCTTCGAGGTCCTGCGAGGTCGGTCTGGGAACCTCTCGGCGTGCATCTCTGCTATCTCGGAGTTCCCGTTGTCCGGGTAGACCTCCCGAAGCCAGGCTTCCTCCTCGGCCGTCCATGAGTTGGCGCGTGTCATCGCGCTATCCCGCTCATGCTGTCGTAATCCCATTTCTTCCCGCCGCCGTCCAGCTCGACGGGCTCCACGTGCGCCTCGTCAAGGATGGCGCGAACCTCGTCGAACGTGTATCGCTCCCCGCTGGCCTTGTTGAGCCTGTCGCGGATCCAGCTCACCGTGTGGCCGTGGGCGTTCGACTTCACCCAGGCGATCGCGTCGAACTCCGGAAGCACGGGCTGGTTCACTTCCGCAACTATCTGCGGCTGCCCCAGAAGGATCCTGGACGTGCCGACCTTCAGCGCCAGGCCGTCCATGGTCTGCTCCTGCATGCTGGCGATCCTCGACATGGTGTTCGCGTTGTTGATGGCCGTGGCGAACAATTGCGTCTTCACCTTGGCCTTCTCGATGGCCTGCTCGATGTTTTCGTCGTTTGCTGCGTCCAATTCGTCCATTGCCGCGAAGATGCGGTCGTTCAAGTCGAAAAGGCTGCTCATCTCGTCTCCCCCCTCCGGTGCGGGCACTCTTTCGGCGGTTCGACCACCCCGTGGAGCCTGTCGCACCAGTACTCCTCTATCCGTATCTTCCTCCCGCGCTCTATGACGCACATGCTCGCGCACCCGTCGCAAGCCTTGCCGAAGAGCGCGTGCGCCGTGTGGCGCTGCCTGTGGGTCGCGTACTGCTTCATGCGAGCCCCTCGTCGTCCATCAGCGCGTGGATAGCGTCGGCGTAGTCCAGGCACTTGCCGAACTTTCGGCGGTACGCTTCGCAATCTTTCTCGCAGCGCTCAAGCCTTGCGTATGCTTCTATGCATCGCGCATTTGCCCGTTGCCAGTTTGCTTGCAGCTCGGCAATTTTCGCTTCTAAGGCCGCTGTATCGCCGTCTAGCACCCGTTCTTCGGTTTCGACGTGTTCCGCATCGAACCAATCCGATAAATCTGCCACGTCCAGGCTGTAGAGCCATTCTCTGTTTGTTGTCATTCGGTTATCACCCTTCCGCAGCTCGGGCATGTCACAGATTCACGCCCGTTAGTCTCGATATCCTCGCCGCATTTGCATGTTGTGAAGTTGCTGGCCTTTTCTCCACGTGAGCAGAAGTCTGTTTCGTCTCGCTTGTGGGTGTGTCCATGCTCGTCGTGGCAGCGGTTCATCATGCCGTGTTGGTATGTTCTGTACGGCTTGTAGTGAACGCAATCACGGCAGCGCACGACCTTCACGTAGCCGTACATGGCAAGCTGATGCTCGACGTTCGCGAGCGTCTGCTCGTCAATCACGCGACTAATGCGCTCCGCGTACTTGCTTGCGAAGTCCGTTACGTTGAACTCGTCCCTGTATTCGATGATTGGCTCGCTCATTCGCCCACCCCCATGCCACGCAGCTCGTCGGCGTACTTGGCGAGTGTGATTGCCCTTCCACCGTCGGATATGCAGTATTGATACTTCTCGGTGAACTCACGCAGCACGTCCTCGATTGTGCGCGGCTTGTAGTGGCGTGTCTCATTTGCGCTCCATAGCAAGCCGCTCTTTGCGTAGTTCTCGCCGCCGTCCAGTCGCCCGACGATGACCATCGAGCCGTTCAGCGACTTCACGATTGCGCCGCCGTCTGGCAAGCCGTAGCCGCAAAGTTCGTCCCCCACGCGAATCGGCACGCCGTCCGCGTCCACTGGCAGCTCCATGTACTTCTCGGCGATTTCAGATTCGATTTCGTAGGCACATTCGAGCATTGCGTCCGACACTGGTTCCATGTGCAGCTCCCGCGCATACTCGCGCAGCTTCTCGATGCTCTCCATCTAGTCCCCTTCCCCGCGCAGCCGTTCGATTTCACGCTTCAGCATGATGTTCTCGATGAGCAAATCACCGTTCTCCTTAGCAAGCTCGATGCCAGCTTCTTCGGCCGCTTTGAGACGTATACGCAATTCATCCCACTTGAGCAGTTTGTCAAACAGCTTCATCACGCATCACCCCTCAACCAGTCGAGCAGCGCGTCGTAACCGATGCAGAAATCGGTCAGCTTATCCAGCGGACAGTCGTTACACTCGTCCTTGTCGCACTTGTCGCAAAAGTCCGCAAACGTCCGCGCCGCCCGCTCGGGCGTGCCGAACAGCTTCTCGTAGTTGCTCTCGCTCATGCGTCCACCACCTTGCAGCCGCAGTTCGGGCAGTAGTTCGGGTCTAAGCCCGTAGCGCCGCCGTCCGTCCTGCTATCGACGTACAGATAGCCGCATTTGGAACAGCGCCACTTGTCGTATAGCGTTCCGCTATGCTCAAGCAGCCACTCGCACGTCCCCGCGCTGCGCGTGTTCCATTTCTTGATGTTCTCCCACGCTTCGATAGCGGCTTGCTCGTAGCCGTAATAATGACTGCGCGTGTTCCAGGCTGTGATTGCTTCGGCTTCGGTGTAAAACCGCTTATAGCCGATTTTGTAAAGCCTGATGTGGCAATTCATGCAGCCGACGAAATACTCGCGTACAGTCGATTCCTTATTGATGCCCATCTGCGCCTCGCCGCCGCAGAACGGACATGGTTTCAACTCGCTCATCTGTCACCTCTTTTCGCCATCAGGATCGCCAGCATCGTCATACCCACGACGCAGCCGACGAAAAACGCAATGACGTGCGTTAGAACTTGCATTGGCTGTATCTCCTTTTCCTCACTTGCTTCTTCAGCTCCACGCGGTTGAACTTCTCGATGCACGCGCTTTCAAATTGCTCTCTGTGCTCTCGCACGCAGTCAACGCAGCGGACATCACGCCCACTAGCCATCTTGCCGTTCGGCGGGAAGTCGGATATCGGCCGCACCGCGCCGCATTTGAAGCAGGTTCTTGTTGGTTCGTTCATTCGTTTAGCCACTCCCATGATTCTTCGTGGTTTGTCTTTCGTTGCCGGGTGAACTTCTCGCCGTCCACGTCGAAATGGCTTATCTGCCGATTCATCAGGTTCAGCGGCAAGTAATAGTCGTGCTCTTGCTTGTCGGTGAAAACGATGCGAACGTTCGCCCGTCTATACGGCTTGCAACTTGCGTTAGAACAATCGCTCATCGCTTGCCCAGTCCCAAGAGTCCGCAAACGGTGTCGTTGTCCAGGTTCATTGCCAAGCACAACTTGGCGAACGTGAACACGCTGGGAATCGCGCTGCCGTGTGTCCATCGGTGCAATACGTTTATCGACAAGTCGGCTCTGTCTGCAACCGCTTCGTACTTCATGCCGCTGTTCTTCATGACGTACTCCATGCGCTTGCCGAATGCGAGTTGGTATTTCTCGCGGGTAACTGTCATGGTTCTCCTTCCTTCCAGACAATTCGATGCACCAAGCACATGCCGCCAGGACGTTTCTTCGGGTATGCGAATTTACCAGGAACATGGACACATTCGCCGCCTTGCCAGAACATGCACTCTTCGCCCTCGCAAGGCTCGATAACATCGATAAGCTTTGCGCGTCCCTTGTGAACGTCATCCCATGTCGGCGCTCGGCTTGGCTTTTCGTTTGGTTTGTCGAATAGCTCAAATGCTATTTGGTTTGGCAGTGTTCGCGGTTTCATGGCTACCATTGCACGTAGTAGTCAGTCACGCCGTCAGCGCACCCGCTATCGAGCACGATGCAATCGCCCTTGCTGCCTTCGAACACGGCGCCTTGCGGCATGTCGCTTGCAGCTACGACGTAGTAACCTTCATCGGTTCGGTAGAAACCTTCATCGTCAACTGTCCACGCTGCCGTGTTGTAGTGGTAAAGCACGTTCGATGAATAGTAGGTTTCGACGCGCCCGTTGTAGGCGTTCACGCCGCTTTGTGGCGTTAGGCCGTCTGTCGGGTATGCGCTTGCGTCGAATGTGCTGGTGTTGTAGTAAGCGCCGTCGTAATAGACGAACTCGTTAGGCTCGTAATACGCCGCTTGCTGTTCTTCCCACACTGCTTGCTCGGCTTGCTCCGCTTCGTACTGCTCGATGATTTCGCTCACGCGCTGCTCGATAGCGTCCATCTTCATGCGCAATAACGCGCCCGTGTTGGTTCTATCGGTTGGATAGACGCGCCATGTCCATTCTGGCTCGATTTCTCGTGCTTCGGCTGGTTGCGAGATGATAACGACTGACAGGCTCACCACGATCAGCGCAAGCAGTAGAGCAATGAGCGAGTATGCTTTGGTTTCGGCTCTCATTGCAGCACCCGCCTTAAC